TTTTCTTAAAAGATCTTATGATCGATTTAATTTGATATGATTCCTGCGCTTCTCTTGGTGTTAATTTGAATTGAAATTGGAATGTGCGAAGAGTTGGACCACTGAACAGTAACTCCATATTTGGATTTAATATTTGACCAGTTGATCTTGTTAATAGTTGATTTGCTGTTACATTTGCACCTATGATTCCTGCTGCGGATGCCGCTTGAGTTCTTGTGAATGCATCTAGTGCAGCTTCAACTACGCCACCTTTTTTTAACCCACTGGTCACATCTTCTCCAATTTTTTTTATTGCCCCAGCAATACCAGTATCTTTTGTTATATTAGCGCCCGACTTCATCACGTTCATTGCAACCTTACCAGCAGCTTCTCCAAGAACATCTAAAGAATCTTCACCATATCCTACAGCATTATTATCAGAAATATTCGATGGCATAGGGAGAATAATGACATCACCGATTTTAGCAACACCAATCGAAGATCCAGTTCCACCAACATTATCAACTGCATCAAATTCACCTCCTCCAGAAAGGGTTGTTAAACTATCTACAGGATTTTGTGTTGTTCTAAATCTACTATGTTCTTTAATGGTTATTTGTAAATAGTCAGTTTTTTCTGTTATAGAATTATAAGGATATCGATAAACGTGTGGCATTATCCTTTTTTAACTATTTAGACGAATATTTTGAAATGGTATCTCTCGTGCATCGGCAATTTCATCAGAATAGATTTCGTATAATTGTCCTGCCACTTCATTCCAACTATACTGTCTTATTTCACCCCAATGAAAGTTAATACCTCGAAATCCCCATTGAAAAACTTCCGTGACCGCAACTAAAGGGTTCTGATCATATTGAACATTTGGTGTTTTAGGATTATAGACAAAAGTATAATATTTGCCGACTTGTGGAACCTTTCCACTTTCATTTAAAACATCTAAAAGCATCAACATTAAATCATCCGCAGATTCTATTCCTGTTATACTATCAACAACAGAACGAAGACGATTTGATTTATCATCCGTTGGATTCTTTTCTTTTCTTTGTTTGAGAGTCTTTCTAGGCATTATTTGATATTAAGCTCTGATTCTGTGAGCACTTTAAACTCATAACCGCGATCAGCACACCATTCTTTTGCTGCATTCCACTTTGCCTGATTTTTGGCATACTCATACGCCTCATAGAGATATTTTTTAGTTTGTCTTTGAGGTTTTGGTGGCGGAGTTGTTTGTCTTTTGGGTTTTATTTCAATTAGATATTTTTTGATTTGTTCATTGCTTTCTTTGACTTTTATAAGAAAATCTGGAAAGTATCTATGAACTTTATTATCGATCGGAGAGCGATATGGTAGTGCTATCTCTTCTGAACCCCATTCAATGATGTTTTCATTTGTATCACAATAAACCATAAATTTACGTTCCCACAAAGATCGGTATATGATATTTGTAGGATCTCCTTTGTATTTTTTAGGATATGATGGTTGATATTTTCCCTTATATGACATCTAAATAATTGATCATAAGACTCTCATAAAAGATATTTAGATGCCTATCCCATCGGTCCAACATCTAACAATGATACAAGCCCAGTCTAGTCTGGGAGATCTTTCAAGAGTAAATCTTTACCAAGTTTATATTGATAATGGGTGGGGTAAAGAAACCGACGGATCGACTCCATTTGTAACTCATTTGAACAATTCAACTTTGCAATCAATTTATGGAGTTAACTATGATAATGACTTTAAAAGACTTCTTTCCTTTGCCTGTTCAGATGCAACATTACCAGCTTCTACTTATGCAACTGGTGAAGTTAAAGATAATTTTATAGGAGTCCCTCAAGAATTTGCTCATACTCGAATTAATACTGATATTGATTTTTCTTTTTATGTAACTAGAAATTACACGACTTTAACATTCTTTGAGGCTTGGATGGATTATATTTCTGGTGGTAATAGTAAAGAACTTAAAGAACCAAGTCTTTATGACACTACATCTAACTACTATCGTAGATATAATTATCCAAAATTTTATAAGAATGAAACTGGATTTTATATTAAAAAGTTTGAAAAAAATTATATTGTTCCTGGAGCACCATCTTTAACATATCAGTTAATTAATGCATTCCCTAAATCAATGTCAGCAATTCCTTTAGCATATGGTGAAGCAGAAATTATGAAAGTGACGGTCACTATGAATTATGATCGTTATCGAGTGTTTAGAGAAACTGCAACTGATTCATCAAGTGACGTTATTCTTGGACCAGGTGGAGTTTCAGATCCAACTGCAGGTGCACCTGATCTTCCAGGAAATCCAACTTCTCCCCTACCAATAGTATAATAAATAACTAAACCTGAATTGTATTAAGGATTATGCCTTTACCAAAAATTAGCACTCCAACTTATGAGTTGGAAATTCCTTCGACTGGAAAAAAAATTAAGTATCGTCCTTTTCTAGTCAGAGAAGAGAAAATTTTAATTATGGCACTTGAATCTGAAGAAATGAAACAGATCACAGGTGCGATTGTTGATATTTTAACGGAATGTATCTTAACAAAAGGAGTTAAGGTCACAGATCTTGCAACATTTGACATTGAATATTTGTTCTTAAATATTAGAGCAAAGTCCGTTGGTGAAACTCTTGAGGTCAATGTAACTTGTCCTGATGATGGTGAAACTCAAGTTAAAATGGAAATTGATCTTGATTCAATTAAAGTTCAAAAAGATGAGAGTCATAAAAACATCATTCAACTTGATGACATACTTTCAATGAAACTGAAGTATCCATCACTGAATCAGTTTGTTGAAAATAATTTTGAAATTCAAGAGACTGGTGAAGATGTAAATAAATCTTTAGAAATGATCACTTCTTGCATTGAGATGGTTTATAATCAAGATGAATGTTGGTCAGCGTCTGATTGCACCAAACAAGAATTGCAAGAGTTTGTTGAACAAATGAACACCAAGCAGTTTAAAGAAATTGAAAAGTTCTTTACTTCAATGCCCAAACTTTCACATACATTGGTGGTCAAGAATCCAAAAACAAATGTTGAAAATGAGATCGTTCTTGAGGGCTTGGCAAGTTTTTTCAGTTAATAATGTCACATACGAGTCTTGAATCGTATTACAAGACTAATTTTGCCTTAATGCAGTATCATAAATATTCTTTGACAGAACTAGAAAATATGATTCCGTGGGAGAGAGAAGTTTATGTGACTCTTCTCCAACAATACATTGAAGAAGAAAATCTTAAGGCACAACAGTAAGTGGCATTAGAAGATCAACCGTTTTTTAAAGCACCATCACTCCCTAAATTAGGAAGAAAAAATGTTTCTTCCTCTATATTTTCTAATGCTTCAAAATCTCAACCACAATTAAAAACATCAACATTTTCGTTTCTAAAACCGATTCAAAATGTAAACCAGCAAGGAACTCTTTTAAAACCAATTCAAAATGTAGATCAGCAAGGAACTTCAGTTACAGAAACTTTAAAGAAAGTAGTCTCTGGAGAAGATAGTAAAGATAAACAAATATACTCAACATTAGTCGAAACAAATAGAATTCTTGTAGAAATTCAAAAACAATTATCTCTAGATTTTGCTTCCAGAATTACCGAAAAGAAACAGTCTTTAGGATCCTTACGTGCATCAGTCCTTAAAAAAAGAGCGGCACAAAAAGAAAAAGCAATTGAGTCTGTTAATAATGATGCTGGAATAATCAGAGGAGCGTTTGATAAAATTACTGCTCCTGCAAAAGGTATTTTTGATAGAATTATTGAATTTATATCCACAATAGCAACAGGATTTATTGTCAACGCTGCCTTTGCTTGGTTGTCTGATGAAAAAAATAGACAAAAACTTCTTGAAGTAGTTCAGTTTTTGACAAGACATTGGAAATGGCTTGTTGGTATTGTCATTGGAGCAAAACTTATAGGTGCTATTTTAAGAATAGTAAGTCTTGTTAGAAGAATTAAAGGTCTTATTGACTTAATTAGACGAAAACCACCTGGTGGAGGTGCTGGACCTGGTGGTGGAGGAGGTGGGGATCCTTGTAATCCAAAAACCAGTCAACTATTGCAATGTATGGGCAATCCTGCATTTTCTAGAGTTTTTGTCGCATCTTCAATTGCAGCATTAATTGCTAATCAACAACTCACCGAACACATTAAGAGAGTAGCAGCAGGATCAGTTGTTCCAGCACCACCAGTTCCAGTACCACCAGTTCCAGTACCACCAGTTCTAGCACCAACATTACAGCAACAATATCAACAATCAAGGCAAGGTGCTCCTGCTGGTGGGTATTCTGCTGCAAATGTACAAGCGGCACAACAAGCAGCGAATTATCCAGATGTTGACTGGAATGCCGTTAGGGACTGGGGAATTGCAATAGCTGCTGTGTCCGTTCCCCTTGATGCAGGAGTTGCCGGAGATATTCTTGCAATTATTAATTTACTTAAAAATGGCAGAATAACACTTGCTACTTTAAGATCTATTATAGGCACACAAGCGGTAAATAAAATACTAAAATATGCAGCAGATAAAGGAATACAAATACAACAATCGCCAGTTGCCAGATCAAAAGGTGGAACAATACCAGCGATATCAAAAGTAACAAAAGAGGAACCAAAGAAAAAGTGTGATACCTGTTCATTACTACCATTTTTTAGTATTGGTGGAACAGTTGGTGGTAGGGGATCTGGAAAT